GTCGATGGTGGGTTTGTTGGCGCAGCCGCACCGAAGTCTGCGCCCGAAGTCGAAGAGACTGAGGACGAAGACCTTCCATTCTAATTGAACTGGAAGTTTAATATCAATCCCGTGGCTGCTTCAAGACCACGGGTTGGTAAGTGGGGTGCTTACTATACAGGAACATACAAAGAGTTCAGAGAGAAAGCCTCTGAGATTGTATGGGATACTATTGGTACTAGTTGGCAAGCCCTTGAGGGTGAGCTGTCAGTAACAATGGAACTGTATGTAAAGCAACCCAAGTCTACTGAAAGAGAATGGCCGAAGGCAGACATAGACAACTTTGCTAAGGCTGTGCTTGACACAATGAATGGTAAGATCTGGAAGGATGACTCTCAGATTACATCACTCTATGTCTCTAAGCAGTGGGCAGAAAAAGGTGAAGACGGTTACTTCACATTAGAAGTATCTAACTAAAGGGAGAGGGGAGAAATCCCCTTTCCTTTTTTCAAAAGGAGAATCATGTACGAGAAGATTTCAGTTGAGTTGCTCGACAAGATGGGCAGCGACAATACAGTTGTTGATGCTGCGCGTGTATCCTTCAACAAGATCGCGGTTAATTATACACCATCTCAGAATGAGAAGTTAATTAAGTATTTGGCTGAGCATAATCACTGGAGTCCTTTCGCACATTGCACACTCCAGTTTAGAATCAAGGCTCCGATCTTTGTTGCACGACAGTTGCAGAAGCATCAGGTTGGCTTTGCTTGGAACGAAGTAAGCCGTAGGTATGTAGACTATAAGCCTACCTTCTGGTCGCCCGACAATCAATGGCGTAGCCGTGCTGAGAATAAGAAGCAAGGTTCTGCTGATGAGTTGGTTATGGATAACCTAGTTGCTCAAGAGCATTACGATGAGGCTATACATTATGTGCAGTTGTCATATGAGTTACTACTTGCTTGCGGTGTTTGCCCAGAGCAAGCACGATCAATCCTACCACAGTCTATGATGACTGAGTGGTACTGGACAGGTTCATTGTATGGCTTTGCCCGTGTGTGTAAGTTGCGTCTTGATCCCCATGCTCAGGCTGAGTGTCGGGAAGTAGCCAAAATGATTAATGACTTCTGCGCTAATGAATTCCCCCTTTCTTGGAGAGCTTTGAATGGAACTCCGGTGGCTTGAACTTGCAAGACATATTGCATCGACTGTCGATAGAGATAGAGCGCACATCTCTCTTATTGTTAGAAAGAATAGACTCATCTCCGTTGGTACAAATAACTGGAAGACTCATCCTAAGACTGCTGAGTATGGTTATATGTATCCCTATCTACATTCGGAACTTGATGCCTATCGGAAGATCAAGGCTCCGCTTGATCGACTGACGCTCCTTAATTTTAGGATCAGCACGACAGGTAAACTTGGTATGTCAAGACCATGCAAGTTCTGCATGCCTTGGTGTTCTGAGATCTTTGATCGTATTGTTTTTAGTAATGACAAGGGAGAGTTTGAGGTTGGATGAGAATTTAATCGAACAACTCAATCAAGAAATAAAAGAACTAAAAGAATTGCTAATGCAAGCCCGTAGAGAAATCATAGCGTATGATGCAATACATGGACGCAAACCTATTATTGACTGCATCAAAGAACGCGGATGGGTTGAACTACTTAAGGAGACTACGAATGTCAAAAAATAAACCGTGGTTAAAAGCTCGTAAGCGTGGTGGAGATGCTGGTAAAGGTGATCGCTATCGTGTTGTTGATCGTGAGCAATATGAAAAAAACTATGAAGCTATTTTTGGTAAGGAGCCTTTAGCAGATGACAAAAACAAAGACACTAAAAGAACTTGAGGAAATGACTTATGATCTTGCGGCACTTAGTTATAAGATTGGTCGCATTGAGACAGATAATAACTCAACTCAAGCTAAGTATGATAAACTGGTTGAACAGCGTGACGATTTGAGAAACGAAATCGCTGCTGTTTTCAAGTCGCACAGAAACTATCAGCCAACCGAATTAGGTTGGGGAAAAGGTAAAGACGAATGAACAATGATAAAGTAGAGATTGAGACAGACGAGTGGTTGCTTATGAATTTTCCTGTTGGTGGTGGTCCAGATATTATTGTTGGTGGAGATTGTTATGTATCGAAAGATCACTACATGAAGATTGAGTTTCCTAAGAATTCAGACAGTGCTTTCTTTGTTATCAACTCAACTCCCGATCACCGTGATGGTTTGCGTGGTGTTGATGAGGAGCCTGTTGTTTCCTTTAGTATCTCACGCGAACTTCTTCTTAAGATTGTTCGTACTATTAAAGTAAGTAACGACATTATTCACAACGATGGAATTGAGTGGTGAGGTAAAAATGAATGAGTCTATTTCAAAAGAAAACGGAATGCCCCCGCTGCGCGGCTAACGGTGAAGACCGTAGCGGAGACAACCTCGCGGTCTATGATGACCATGTGTATTGTTTCAAGTGTAGCTATCACCGTAATACAAAAGGAAAAGAGATGACCGATGACACTGTTACTATGCAACCTAAAGAGTTCAAGACTCTCGCTGGTTCTTACATTGATCTTGAGGATCGCGGTATTACGGAGAAGACTTGCCGACTCTATGGCTATCAGGTAGCCAAGGTCAATGGCAAGGAAGTTCAGATCGCCAACTACTATACCAATGGTGAGTTGATTGGTCAGCATCTCCGTGGTCCTAACAAGCAGTTTGCTTGGAAGGGATCAGCCAAGGGTGCTGAGCTTTATGGTCAGAACCTTTGGAAGAATGGTGGTAAGCGACTCGTCATTACCGAAGGAGAGATCGACTGCATGACTGTGAACCAAGTGCTTGGTGGTACTTGGCCTGTAGTCTCTATCCCAAATGGAGCGCAGTCAGCAGCCAAGTCTATCCGTGATAACCTAGAGTTTGTTAACTCTTACGCAGAAGTTGTTCTGTGTTTCGACATGGATGAGCCGGGTATCAAAGCAGCCAACGAGGTTGCTGAGTTGCTTCCGCCGGGTAAGTGCAAGATTGCTAAGCTTCCTTACAAGGATGCCAATGAGTGTCTTGTCAATGCTCAGACTAAGCAGCTTGTGTCTGCTATCTGGGAAGCCCACCAGTATTCTCCAGATGAGATCCTACACATCTCTAAGATTGTAGATACATCGGAGACTGTTAGTGTAACCAAGGTATATCCTTTCCCTTACGATGGTCTATCGGAGTTCTTGATTGGTCAGCGTGGTGGGGAGATCAGCCTATGGGCATCGGGTACTGGCTCAGGTAAGTCTACCATCCTCCGTGAACTTATGATGCACCATCTAACAGAGGGTCGCAGCGTAGGTTGCATCATGCTTGAGGAGTCTCCGCAGGAGACAATGGATGACATGATTAGTCTCATGCTTAACAAGCCTGTCCGTGCTATTCGTGCTTCTCGTATGATGAATGAGCTACGAGTTCAGATGGGCAAGAACCCCATCAATATGCAGATGATTGATGATCTAACTGATGAGGAGTATTACACCGCAAAGCGCAAGCTCAGTGAGACTAGCTTCTATATCTACGATCACCTTGGTAATAACGCTATGCAGAATCTGCTTGCTCGTATGGAGTTCATGGCTGTGTCTCTTGGTGTTCAGGTCATTGTACTAGATCATATTACGGCAGCAGCCGCTGGTCTAATGGGTATGCATGACAAGGATGTTGAGGGTGGTGGCTCAGAGAGAATCATTATCGACACTCTTATGAAAGAACTAAGAGCATTGGCTGTACGAACTGGTGTTCATATTGACATCGTATCTCAGCTCAAGAAATCGGAGAAGGCTTATGAGGAAGGTGATCGAATCACTTTGCAGGATCTGCGTGGCTCCGGTGCTTTGGCTAGTGTACCCAATACAGTCATTGCTCTTGAGCGTGATCGCCAGAACACAGACCACAAGATTGCCAATACTACAATTGTTCGTGTACTCAAGAATCGCCTGACAGGTCGGGCTGGTATTGCAGCGACACTATTCTATGACCACACTACTGGTCGTTTGAAAGAGATCGGCTTTGCTATGGCAGAGGATGGATCTCTAGTCTTTGAACCAGAGGAGAACTAAATGAAGGTATGCGTCCTTGACATTGAAGGTAACGGACTTGGTGAACTGATCCTTGACGGCAAGGGTAAGCCCTACACAGAGGCTACCAGAATTCTGTGTGCCGCTACTAAGGTCAATGACGAAGACCCGATCCTTTGGCTAGAACATCAGATGAAAGATCTGATCAAGTACCTTAGTGAGATGCCCGTAATTATCGGACACAATATCTGGGGCTACGATTTTCCCGTGATGCGTAGACTGCATGGGATGGCGCGACCGAAGTGTATTGTTGATACGCTCGTTATCAGCAAGTTGATGTATCCAGATATCAACAATCACCCATTAGGTGATAACTCTCTGGAGTCTTGGGGCAAGTATCTTAAGTTTCCCAAGATGGATTACAAGGGTGGATGGAGCCAGTACTCAGATGAGATGGGTACTTACTGCTTGCAGGATGCCAGACTTGGCATGGCTATCTATCAAGCCCAGAAGCAATTCATTACTAAGAATAAAGAACTGGTTCGTTTTGAGAGCCGAGTATCCGAAGTTCTAATGGAGCAAGTAGAGCATGGATTTAACTACGACAGTAATGCAGGAGACAAGTTGTATCAAGAACTTATGCTTGAGAAGCTTGGTATTGAAGATGAAATGCGTGAGATCTTTCCTGACAAGATCATCATCCGTCATTCCAAAAAGACGGGCAAGAGACTAAAGGATAAGATTGAAACTTTCAATCCCGGTAGCCGACAGCAGATTGCCTCCCGACTAACTGAAAAGTATGGATGGGAGCCACCCCTGACAGACAAGGGAAACCCAAAGGTAGACGAAGCAGTGCTTGCTACTCTGGAGTATCCCGAAGCAAAGAAGTTGACTGAGTATTTCAATACCGTTAAGCTTATGGGTATGGTTGAAGATTGGAACACCCGTGTATCAGCCAGCAGAGATCACCGTATCCACGGTGGAATCAATGCACAAGGTGCTGCTACAGGTCGTTGCACACACAGCCAACCTAACATTGCTCAGGTAAGTGGCGACCATCGTGCCAGAGAGTTATGGGTATCTGATGTTGGTGAGACTTTGGTTGGTGCTGACTTGTCTGGTCTTGAGCTGCGTATGCTTGCTCACTTCATGGCGAAGTATGACAATGGTGAGTATGCTAAGGTGCTGTTGACCGGAGACATTCATACACACAATCAACATGCTGCTGGTTTGTCTAGCCGTTCACTTGCCAAGTCATTCATCTATGCTTACCTTTATGGTGCTGGTGATAAGAAGATTGCTATGGTATGCGACTGCTCTGTTGATGCTGCTCGTAAGTTGCGTGATCGTTTCCAGAAAGAAATCCCCGCACTTGCCAAGGTACAGGATGCTGTTCGCTTTGAAACAATCAAGACAGGTAAGGTACGGCTACCCGATGGCAGAAGCGTACCCGTCCGCAGCGAACACGCTGCCCTCAATACGCTCCTGCAAGGCTCAGGAGCCATCGTATCGAAGTACTGGATGGTAGAGGCTAGCAAGGCAGCGGCGCGGCTACGCGCCAAGCAGCTGGCTTATATCCACGATGAGTTGCAGTACAGCTGTCCCAAGTCTGTTGCCGATGAGTTTGGCAAGGCTGTGACTGCTGCTGCAACGACTGCTGGTGAGCAGCTTAATCTTAATATTCGTATTGATGCTGAGTATCGCATCGGTAACAATTGGGCAGAAACCCACTAAGGAGTAATATGAGTTCACTTACTGTTTACATTGCTGGTCCTATGCGGGGATACCCGAACCATAACTTTGATGCCTTCTATAAGGCAGAGAAGAAGTGGGTAAAGAACCCAATGATTGAAAAGATTTACAATCCCGCTCGTATGGATGAGGATGAGGGCTTTGATCCAGCAACTGCTGAAGATTCCAAGGAACATCTACGGTCATGCATGAAGCGCGACCTCAATGCTATTCTAAACTGCAATGCTATGGTTATGTTACATGGATGGGAACATTCAGAAGGAGCGAGGGTTGAACATTCACTAGCAACATATCTAGGAATGCCAATCTTCTATGAGAGTTAATGCAAGAATTTGTTTCTACAACTTCAAAGAGTTACAAGGCTGGCGTTACTACTTCATTCGGTTACTATCTTGGAGTCATCATACTCACGCTCATCTTGAGTTTGATTTAAATAAGCCTTTTGCTTATGTCGTAATTGATGGTAAAGAGATTCGCGCCCTAAAGTTGGGGCTACTACAAGAGTTGGGAATAACAAAATACTATGAATTTGATATTGGTTGTCTTGAAATGGGAACCAAAGATATTATGTTTGCTTCATCTTATAAGAGACTAAACTCAAAGTCAATGATTATTTATCAACTCTTTGGTCGCTTTTTTGGAATGAAACGACCGTCCAGTTGTGTTACTTTTATATGTGATTATTTAAAGTTTAAAGGTTGGGATATCCCCGATCTATTCAGTCCACAGGAACTATGGGAGAGTTTACATGCTGATAATAATGATCGGTGGAAAGGCCCGTGTGGGCAAAACAACACTAGCCAAGTGGCTCAGTGAGTATGCATACAATGAGGGGTACTCTCCTGTCTTGCTTCCGTTTGCTCAGGCTTTGAAAGATGAAGCAGAAGAGCGTGGCTTTTCTAAGGATAAAAATCCAGAAGAGTATCGTACATTCTGTCAAACTCTTGGCTCAGACATGAGAGCAACTGATACAGATTTTTGGGTAAAGAAGTTCAAAGACAAGATTAAGTTCTTATATGAACAAGAGAAAAAAGCATTAGATCAAGACCCTGATACATGGCATGAAAAGGTGGTTATTGTAGATGACTGTCGATACATGAATGAGGTAGCTGCTGCCCGTGATCTACGAGCATTGACTGTCTTTGTATCACACGATGATCGTATATTACCTGAAGCTTCTGCTGAATGGCGTAACCACGAATCAGAAGCTATGGCAAATGCTTTAGAAAACAAAGATAAGAACTACTCCGAGGTATTTCATTATCTAATTCGCAATGATGGTACAGAAAAGAAATACAAAGAAAAAGCAACTCAACGATTTGAAGAATGGTTTCACATTCTAACGGAAGGATTGCTTGGTGATCTATGTTCTTGCGAATTGTGTATGTCTACCCGTGAAGATCGTACACCAAATGAAGATCAGATTATTCACGATATTCTTAAGTTACTAGACGAGGAAAAAGACAATGGAAAGACCTGATGTTGCTGTTCTGGATGGAGACATCCTATGCTACCGTGCTGCTTTCTGGGCAGACCAAGAGGGTGTTGAGTATTTGGAAGAGCGACTAACCCATGATGTTAAAGCTTGGACACCTATGGGAATTAAAAAGGTTTACATTGCCATGTCATGTAACCGCAAGGATAACTATAGGCGTGATTTCTGGGAGTCCTATAAGGCTCACCGGGATGTCCGCAAGCAGACTCCTGACAGCATGGACTATGCCCTTGAGCTTATCAATCAGCATGACATTCTGACAGTTCCAAGGCTGGAGGCTGATGATATTATGGGACTTATGGCTTCCTCTGGTAAGGGAATTGCCGTAACCATTGACAAGGATCTCCGGTCTGTACCGGGATGGCATTGGAATCCAGACAAGGAACACACACCAGATATAGTGGATGACTACACTGCTGACTATAACTTCCACAAGCAGTGGATCACCGGGGATACGACCGATAATATTCCCGGTATCTGGAAGTGGGGGCCAGCTAAGGCTGAGAAATGGCTCAAGTATGTCCACCCCCGAAACTGGTCAGCTGCTGTATTGGCAGCTTATGACCAAGCTAAGACCGCAGATGGCGGTAAATATGATTATGAGTATTGTTTGGCTATGGCTAGGTCTGTCCGCATCCTACGAGATGGCGAGTATGACAAGGCTACTAAGCAGATAAAACTATACTGCCCAATAGTTGGGGCTACTGAAGAACAAACCCTAGGAGATACTAATGGATACTGAAGTTACTTGCTTTGATACAAACTCAGCTACCTTTGCTGATAACAATAATTACAATACTTCTACTTATATCCATAGACCAGAAGGTATTCCTATGGTTCTCCATATTGACTATTGTAAACCAGAGTATAAGACTAAGGGTGCAGCTGGTGCTGATCTTAAGTCTATGCTTCACCTTACTCTAGCTCCGGGTGCTGGTCATATGATTTCGACCGGAGTATCCCTTGCTATTCCAGAGGGATTCGTGGGTCTTGTATTCCCACGATCTGGTCTGGCAACCAAGGGTGTTACACTTAAGAACTCTGTTGGTGTTATTGACTGTGATTACCGTGGTGAGATTATGGTATCTCTGGTAAACAACTCTATTGAGACTGTCGAAATCAACAAGGGTGATCGCATTGCACAGATTGTCTTCCTACCTGTTACTCAATTCCCATTCATCTCTGTCGATAAACTTCCAGAGACTACGAGGGGATCTGGTGGTT